TTGCAACCGTCACCACATAATTGACAGGCTGTATTGTCTCAAGCTGCCTGAAAATGGTTGATGATGCAGTTGCGCTGACGTTTGCCGTTGGCTGACCGTTGACCAGCCGTATCAAGAACGCGCTGGCTGTAACTGTGCCAGCCGATGCGGCTGTTGCAGTCATGCCTTTCGTGCGTCCTACATCAGCCGTTGCGCTTGCAGATGTTGCAGCAACCGCGCTGAAACCAATGAACTTGATAGGTTCGGCTGCGGTTGCCGAAGCTGATACCGCAGCCGTTCCTGACGCTTCGTGAATGGTAACATTGTCAAGCTGATCCATGTTGCCGATGCTATTGGCGCCATCCAAAGCGCCAAGCGCAGCAAGATCATCAAGCGTTGCCATAGAGCTAGGCCGCTGTGATTGTTAGATCGCCAGAAGCGACCTTCAAGATATCACCAGTCGCGATGGTTTTAGCAGTCGCAAAGCTGCCATGAAAAAGCTGGTTGCCGCCTGTTGATGCGTCATAGATTGCCCAATGGGAAACGCTGCCCCAAGAGCCAGTCGCGGCTGGAAACTCTGCCGCCGCGTTGCTTGCGATAGAGGCCGAAGCCGCTGAAGCAAATGTAATAGCTTGGCGCGCATAACCAGAACCAGACAGTTCTGTGCCGCTGTCATCATCATTCATTGATGCGGTTGAAAGGCCAAGATAGACGGCTGCCGGTGCGCTTGTTGATGTTGTGCCGGTAAAGTGGTCAAGGAAGGCATTTTCGAGATAATCGGACATAGCTGACATGGAATCAGGCTCCTGTGTTTTGACGTTGATAGATTGATTGGATTTGCAACGAGCCGCTGCCATATTGACTTCTTTGCTCGTCTTTCTGGACTTCAGAAATGGCACGGCTAAACTTTTGATCGTAAAGCTGCGCGCGTTGTTCATCCATCAGATATGTGTAAAGTTCCGCCAGCGCGCCAGCTAAATAGGCGTCTGAATGGCGAAGCAGAATGTTGTTTGTTGTGTTTGTATTCGATAGAGGTTCAATAGAACCAATATAAACGATTTCGGCGCTGTAAGCGGTATCAGGCACAGGGCGAAGCTTCATTTCATCGCCAATAATACTATAGGCCTGCGGCTTGCCTGCGCCAGTTGTCGAATAATCAGTATCAAGCGCGACAGGGCTTTTATATTCCAAGACTGTCAGCGGGCTTGTATTCAGCTTCACTTCCCTGACTTCACGCAAGTCGGTCGGGAGGCTGATATATTCGTTGTTTGCTGTCAGCGTTGCCTGCGCGCGCTTTTCTTGGCTGCGGCTTTCTAACTCGCGCGACATACGCGCTTCGGCAAGCTGGATAAACTCAGGGATTTGCAGCGTTAAGTCGCTGCGAGCCGCAAAATTTGCGATGGTGGTTTGCAACGAAGCATAGTCGGTGATTGCCATTAGATTGTCCCGCCGCTAGTTCTGAAAAAACGATTGTCATAATCATTGAGCCAGCGCTTCCACTCTGTCGGGTTGTCTTTTGGGTCGCCAAGTCGGGCGCGTAATTCCAAATAGACTGTCGCTGGTATTTCGGCGACATGCTGCCAATGATGCTGCGTGTTGCCGATCATGCTGCCTTTTCGATACTCAGCCGCCCGCGCTTTATTAGCGTCTAGGATAGCATCGACTTCTTGACGCTTTTCGATGATGAAACCTTTATCAGCATCGTGCATCCAAGTTTCGGTATCGCCGACTTTGCTCAATAATTTTTTGGTCATGTTTGCCTCATTAAAAGGGGCGCCGAAGCGCCCCTTTAGTTATTATATTTTTGGCTCTAAGAACCGTTCAGATCAAAGATCGCGCCGTGCGCCTTCGGAGCCTTAACTTTCAAAGCCCACTCAGTCACGATTTGCGATTTTTCGGCATCACCTGTGTTGGCAATGTCGTTCTCTGCAAAGTTACGTCCAGTCAAAGTTGACAGACATACAAAGTTTGGATCAATCACAAACACGCGGTCATTACCCATGAAACGCGATGGAGTGATATCCAGAGTTCCGAAATCAGTCATGTAGACGCTGACAGAACCCACAAATGAAGGGGCTTTGTTTGCGGTTGTGTTGACCTGATTTGTCACCAAGTTTGTGCCGGCTTGAGCCAGATCGCTAATGTTAGCGCGGTTCGTTGCAGAACAGACTAGCAGTGATGGTGAACCACCATCTGACCATGCGTCTTGAACTGCATCGTCAAGCAATGCAAGCGTCAATGGACGAGCCGTGCCGGCGGTAGGAACATCAGTTCCGTCACCAGTCGCAAAAGCACCGCCACCAGTTGAACCGTTAGTGATCCAAGATGACAAAGATGCTGATTGGCGTGTTCCACCAGATGCGCGGGCTTGGTCTGTGTTCCCGATCATGTGTTCAATATCGCGGCGAAGCTCAAGGCCTTTCAAGACCCGCTGATATGCCACTTCCCGCGCTCTTCCGGCTTTATCTACTGCATCCAAAGTTTTAGATACAATATAGCCCTTCTGGCTGATTTGATGGTAGTTACCAAGACGCGAAGTTGCAGTAACGCCGGTGTCGGCCATATCGGCACCTTCGGCAACGGCATTTGTGCTTGCGCTTGACAATTCCTGAACTTGCCATTCAGTAAAAATGCCAGTCGAAGTTTCTTTTGCAATTGCAGAAAAGATCGGAGTTTCATCCGAATCCACTTTATAAATAATGTCGGCGAGGGTTTCCTTTTCGCCAACGGCAGTCGAAGTTTGTGCTAGTGCCATTTTAGGCTCCTATCTAATTATCCAAGTAAAAGTTCAACAGCAGCATTGACGCTGCGTTCGGAATCCAGCCGGTTTGCTAATTGCTTTTTCCGTCTGGTTTGGCTTTCACCTTTCGCGCGCGGAGTGCCTGCTTTTGCCATCTTCGGGGCTTTGCGAACCTTCTTTTTGGCAACGCCGGCAGATTGATTAATCTGACTTAGTTTCCAACTATCATAGAGCGCCTTGACCGCACGGTGATCGCTGGCCTGCGATATTTCTTGTGCGGTATATCCCAAAGTTTGAGCATATTGGATCACCTGTTTCCGTTCACTATCGCGAACAGCATCGTCAGCCCATGCAGGGATGACCTCAATCATGCGTTCACCTTCGTTTTTTAGGTGGCGCTGATAAAGCTGTTGGTGTTCCAAATTTTGCTCTTGTGCAATGCGCTGCCTTTCCTGTTCAACCAATGCGCTGTGTTCTTTGCGCTGGTTGTAAACTTGGACTAGGCGGGCATATTCCTTCGCATCGAGTTCATCATAAGCCCTGTCCCAATCAGGTTCTTCTGCCTGCATGGATTGTAGTTGCTCAGATAATTCGGTTAGGCCTTGCGCATAAGCATCACGCATCTGTTTAGTCTGAGCCGCTTCAGCCTCAAAGGCTTTGCGCTCAGATGCAAGTTGCTGCATGCGCTTTGTGAACGCACTTTGCCGCTGATATCCCGCAACCGCTTCTTCGATGGTTATCTCAACTTCTTCGCCGTCAATAACGGCGGTTACAGTTTGAGGCTCATCGTCATCGTCTTGTTCATCATCGTCAAAGGCATCTTCCTCATCATCTTCGGCGTCATCGGCTTCAGCATCATCCTGATCTTCATCAGTTTCATCGCCTGCCTCAAACGCCTCATCTTCTGAGGCTTCAGCTTCCGGCTCTAGGCCTTCGGCTGGTGCTGCTTCTTCTTCTGCTTGGTTGTCCGCTGCGGGGTCTTGCAAAAGCGAAGTCATTGCATCGTTTATAGAAAAATTGCTGGTTTCCTGTGGGGAATTGTCAGCCATAATTTACACCTATTTTTTGAGTTGATCCAATTGCGCCTTCGCCATTTTGCCGGTTTCGACAACCGACTTGAGGTGGCCTTTAACCGCCTCTAGGGCTTGGCACAGGTTATATATGCGCTCGCGGGCTTGCGTGTCCTCGACTGAGGATTGCTTCCACGCGCGCATAAATTCAGTGTCTAAATAATCAAAAGCCTCTAGGATTAGAGGCTCGTTAAGGATGCGTTCAGCCTGCGCTGCGCGCTCGCGTTGCTCGCGAAGCTTTCCTTCGTTCATTATATTTGCTTGAAGCCGTTAAGGTTCATCTGATCTTGGTAGTTTTCTGGCCGATAAGCATAGCTGTCCAGAAACGCGCTATTCGCTGCATTATAATCGAAACCGGCTGGCGTAAATGCTGACGCTGTTTCAAGCCCTGTTGGCCGGTAATATGCGCCAGTTGCCGGCGCTGTAACAGGCGCGGCTGGCGCGGCGGCTGTTGCTGAACCCATGCGGCAAGCCTGCAAATCTTCGTCAAAGAAATATCCTTCTGGACATTCTTTTTCGCCGGTTAATGGGTTTTCTATAGGGTCAGGATCACCGCCAAAGCCATCAGCCTGATATCCGGTTCCTTCGATGCCGGCGACAGGGTTGCCGCTGTAAACTTCGCCGCCAAACAAACCTTCATGGAATACGCCTTGAACAACACCGTTTTCATCTAAAACTGGCCGACCGCCCGCCGCAATCTTGTCTTGGATGTTCTGCAAATTATAACCGCCAATGGCGCCAAGAACAGAGCCAAATTTTGGAAGGCCATATCCAGCTTTAGCGTTTTCTATTCGGCCGCTGCCTTGAATTTGGTCTATTGCGGCTTGACCGATAGCTTTGTTGATAGATGGGTCATCAAAATAGTTTGAATATAATGATGTGCCACGCAAGCTATTAAGGCCGCCGCCTTTTAAGAAATTACCAATGCTGCCGCCGACACGTTGATTTGAATAAATAGAGGGAGCAAAAAGGTTTTGTCCGTTACTCATGCGTGAATTTACAAAGCTTCTAGCAAGAGCATCAAGCTGCGCTTTTGTTGCTGCGCCATAATTTGTTTCATCAAAAACTTGCTGGACTTTTGGC